TCAACCTGTCGTTCTCATGCCACAACAGGAACTTGTGCTAACATTAAGAGTCAAAATGACGAAAATGTTTGACTTTAAACGATATTTATCGTATAATGGTAGTGCGGATAAATTCCAATCTTTTAAGGATATGACATTGTTCCCAATGGTCAAATTCCAGGGGCGTGATACAACCGCTGTATCGTCTAATCTAAATAGACGTACAGATATAGCGGGTGCGAAGGGCGCCCTTAACAGATTTTTAGCTACAACTGCACCACGAAGTGGACCGAGTATGTTATCGACATCGATGACTACTAAGGCACGAGTACACACTAAGACCGCGCCTATACGCGATTTTAGTGACGAGTACACTTACAATGTAGGCGACATTCTTGACGTTTTCAGTGTATCTAAGAGAGATCTGTTCGCGTACAATCACGTTGAGCGTGGACAGCAAGCTCCTTATTATCAGGTCAACGACAATTTAGGGTATTTTAGGGACGATGTTGTCAAACCGGCCACAAATACAACCCTAACTTCGTTGGTTGAACTGAACATAAAAGAAAACGGTAGTATTCTCAATACGAGTACTGAGCCGTTACCAACACAATTGAAGCTTATAGATACAGATTCAAATTGGGGTGTAATTAAGGCTAAGTCAACAGCACGTTCAATTCTTAAAGATATTGGCAGTGATGTTGGAAAAAAAGATTAATTATTTCTAATAAATCTACTGGTTATTGTGATATAATAATAGTAAGCAGTGTGGGTAGAAAAATTCTACTCACATTGTGAATTTCCATGAAACAATTATGAAAAGTAAAAAATTATTTGTATGGTTTTTTACGTATCAGGAAACTGTTAACAACAGTCTACCTAAATCAGAGTCCTTTATGGAATTTTTAAAGGACTTAAATCCGAAGGCATACTGTGTTCAACTTGAACGCGGTGAAGAGTCGGGACGGTTACATTATCAGGGAAACATCCGTTTAACTGAATCAATGTCCGTAGGAGACCTGCGTAAAAAATTTAGATCTAAATTTCATCACGAAAGTGCCCATGGCATTAAACGTTACGCCGGTGGTTGTCTTACCCTGAGACCAACCGCTGATCTCAAACACGCGGAATTCTATTGTGTCAAAGAAGACACAAGAGTAGAAGGACCGTGGATGTACCCATCTAATATTTATATGGGACAGGATATCTTCAGCTATAATAAGCTGTATCCTTGGCAAAGGACTATACATGATATGATCGTAGGGTGCGAGACCGACCCCCGAGCTATTCATTTAGTCCATGACCCTGGTGGGGGTAAGGGTAAATCTGAACTCGTTAAGATGTTATCCTACAACCATGATGCGTGTGTAATCCCTATAGGATTATCAAGCGCCCAGATGAAGTCAGCAATTGTAGATGATGGACCAAATACCATCTACTTGCTAGATCTTCCTCGAAATAACAAGTCTTATCAAGACATATTCGATACAATAGAAGAGATTAAACGAGGCTTCGTTATTTCTAGTTTTCATGGAAAACTTAAGAAATTATACATGACTAGGCCGCACATAGTCTGCTTCACGAACGAATGGCCAAATCTATCTCATTTGTCTTTCGATATGTGGAGACTGTACGAAATATCGTCATCGACACTAGAACTTGTACCTGTCGACAAGTTTGAAATTCAACGAATTCAGTCAAGAAAAAATAAGTATGTATCTACTTATTCTGAGGACGGTATACCGTCCGAATACTAATAGTAATTTTCCTGAGTGACAGCGGCAGCGCCCAGAAAATTATGTTTTAAATCGGAGGATTAAAATGATTACATTTTTAATATTGACGACGATTTTCGCTTATCTACCTGGTATGCGAAGAGCCGACAAGAGAACGAGACGACCAGCGGTAGGTCCACTACAGCCTCGAGTTTCAGTCGCGCAAGCCTCTAAGCGTATGGCAGAAATTAAGCCAAACGAAGTGGTACACAGAGAGAAGGCAAAAGTAGCAAGTAGATCTGAGATTGCTAGTCAGCCAACTCAGATTTCTACGTCTGTATATCGAACTGGTACTCGTATTGGTGGAAAAACCAATACTACCAGATCTAAACCTACGGTTGTTACAAATAGTACAGTGCTACCGATGGGTGGGACCTATTTAGAAGGTCCTCAGAGTAACACAGTTATTTCACATCAAGAATATGATAGTGAAAGTCCTCCACCAGCCATCTTTCTCAACTATGAATTAGGTGAGACTGGTTCAAGCAAAAGGCTTGATCAGTACAAAAAAATGTATAAAGGTTCGAGTTACGAGCTTAATACGTATACTTTGACAGTTGGTGGTTTCACTACCACGGCTACTCAAAAGTTCAGACCTTCAACGATGGCAGGGTTTGGACGTGCCAATATATCGTGGCCATATTGGTGGCACGATTATTTTGCAAGTGCAAGCTATAAACTGACAAGTAAGACATCTTGCTTCAATCGTTCTCAAGTTGAGGACGTATTTAAAAAGATGTGGGAAGGAGCAGGTGTAATCGATACTGAACTCGATACAGCTCTAGAAAGACTTGAGGAGGCAAAAGGTGGCGACCAAAGGATTGATTTTGCATTGGATTACATCGAATGCGAGTACAAATATTTCAATAACAATACGGTTCTTCCTATTGATTTGAGTTTATATATTTGTACACCGAATAGGAACCTGACATCGAGTCATTCTCCGATGTCTGATTGGTTTGATCCTGGTAGCGCAGCTGACACACCATTATTAATGGTGAAGGATTATTTCTACGAACCTATTCTTATAGCTGACGAAGACGTCATGTTCACGACGGCAACAAGTACTACTGGTAGTATTGTGCCGGAGAATATTGCAATGCGCTCTCAGCGTGCAAGTATTTTAACGGCTTCTACAGAAGTCGTACCTGAAGCCACTCCCCAGGGATTCAGTCAGAAGTTCCGTAATAATTGGAATGTGCGACATGTTCAACCTGTCGTTCTCATGCCACAACAGGAACTTGTGCTAACATTAAGAGTCAAAATGACGAAAATGTTTGACTTTAAACGATATTTATCGTATAATGGTAGTGCGGATAAATTCCAATCTTTTAAGGATATGACATTGTT